CGATCTAAAAGAGATTAAGGTATCTTTAGGTGAAGGAACTGATTCAACCACTATGGATTTGATTGATGACAAGATCAAAGAGTATGAAACTGATATAGAAGCAGTTGACAAATACTTGAATAGTGAAGAATACAAAAAAGACAATGGTTTACCAATGGGATCGTTCAGTTTCAATGGTGAATAGAGTACGAATCATTGATTTTAAGGCGTCCAGGACTGTCCTAGACGCAGGAAAGTCAATGTTTATCACGCTTTTTAATGGCTTGACTTTTAAGAAGAATTGTGGTAGGATAAAGACTATTAACATAACAAAAGGATATACTATATGAGTGCAACTTTCAGATACGACAAAGAAAACTTATACAAAGAGTTTGCAGACGCAAAAGTAAAAGACGTTAAACTGTCTAAACTTGAAACACTAGATGAACAAGAAAATGACTACTTTACTAACAGACTTAAATTCTGTGTAGAACATAAAGAGTTGAAGAAGTCTAACCCTCATTATTATGAGAACGTTAGTGTTAACTTTGACGCTTTAGAAAATGCATATAGAACTGTCAATCCGAGAGATACTTTTTATCAAGTCGGCTTCGGCATGACTTATGCAATGAAGAAATCACTAGAGTCACAAGAACTTGAAATTAACATTAACAAAGAAGAATAGTGAAAAAAATTAGAGAGAGATACAGACCTGTGAATCTAAAGTTAATCAAAGGTGTAAAAACTATGCCTGATTATACTTTAGATATTAATGGTCAGAAAATGAACTCTCTACCAACAAGTGATAATATTTCAGGCAGTACTTGTAAACGTAGTTTACCAAAAGTTACATTGCCTGCTGGTAAAACAATAGGGATCGGTTACAATAAGGGAACATATCAGGTTGTAGATTCTTCCGATTTCAAAACTATGGGACGTAAAATATGAAAACTATGATGATGTTAACCATTGCTGTCTTAATGACAATGACAATGGCCAAAAGCGAAGATATTGCAACTAAAGTTACAAATCATTTGTCTAACGAAATTGTAAAGACAAAAGAATACCAAGCTAAGAGTTGGGCAGAGGGCAAAGAGCAGTTAAGTAATACTATTAACAAAATTAAATTGTTATTTGCTAAAAAACAATAAATGATGAGACTTATACTTATAATTTTACTCGGGTTAACCCTAACAAATTGTGCCAACACGAATAGATCGCAAGTTGGTGCTGTGTTAGGTTCAACCACAACCACTGGTGCATGTATAAACCTTGGTGTGCAAGACCCATATATGATAGCCGGTTGTGCTGTTGTTGGTGCATTTGCTGGTGCAGAAATTATGTATAATTCAGATTACGATGTACACAATGCTGTATTCGTAGATCATTTAAATAATGGTCCTAGTGGTTCATCTTATACAAATTGGTACAATAAAAAAACAGGTAATTCAGGTATTATAAAAGTTACTAAATCATACCTAGAGGGTCCTTTTAAGTGTAAAGATTATGACGCCACTGTAGATATAACAAGTCAATGGCCACTAATTGGTGTTGGTGGTGTTAACCGTTCGGTTGTCTTTGGTACTGCTTGTCAGTTGCCAGATGGTCGTTGGGTAGAAATGGTGAGTAAATAATATGATACATAGAATAAGTGATCTTTGTAAAAAGATTGATGGAATAAAAAAAGTGAGTGATAGATTATATGATACAAAGTACAATCAACCTAAAACTCCTGAAAGAGACGCTGAAGTGAATGCAATGATAGAAGACGTACAACTACAGTGTAAATTAGTTTCCAACGATAAGGGTAAATATGAACGATAATCCTACAGTGAATAGATTAAAAGAAGAAAAGAAACAAATTATAGAACAAATGGATCATTATCAAGGCAGAGACGAAACAAAAGTACACCAACTTGAAGATGAACTTTTTGAAGTTAATGATACGTTAAAGAAATTAAAGGTACAATGAATAAATTTTTAGTAATATTAATGATACTTACAGTAAGTGCCAAAGCAGACCATGGTCATGGTGAGAATGGTGATCTATCTGGTCTAGTTGTGCCTGTAAAAAATGTTGAGGTATCAGATACCGTTAATAAGACTATTGAAGTATTAGACAAAATTGAAAGAGTTGAGAAAGAGAAAGACAAAGTTTATTATAACAAGATCACTACAATAGAACCAAAAAATGCAGCTGATCAATATTGTTATGTCAAAATTACTATCAAAACAACCGACAATACAGTTGAAAAACAAGAGACGTTGGAGTGTGCTGATGGTAGAAAAAAAGTAGATGGCCCAAGTTATTGGGAACTGTTTGCTCAGTTTTACTATAGAGATATATCTGCTCCAGAGTACTGTAGAGTCTATAGTAGACCAAAACACGTGTTTAAGTCGTTCGGAAAGACGTGTCTTAACAAGGACGGTGAATGGAAGGTACAATAATATGATTAAAAATCTAATCATACTATCACTTTTATTTGTAATAATCACTGGATTGTCTGGAAGTGAGTTCCTGGACTATATTCAAATGGGACTTGACAAAGCAGGTCAATTAGTGTATTATATAAAAAGTGAGGTAAATAATATATGATGAAAAACAAAGTAAGTAAACTTATTGGAATTGCAGTAGCAGGCCTATTAATGGCTAACTGTTCAGCAACTTACAATATGAAGTCCGAGAAAGGCAAAGTCCTTAATGAGGTGCCAAAGTGGTACATGGCCGACTTTAAAGAAAGTAAAGCATGTGATACACCTAAATTTGGTAAAGACAAAGATAAAATGTGTATCTTTGGTGTTGGTACTGCCGTATCACCAGACCTTAATCTAGCAATAGAAAAAGGTATGATGATTGCGAAAGCAGAATTAGCCGACATTATCAAAGGCGAAATGAATAAGTCTAGTAAGCAGTTTATTACTGAACTAGGAAAGAATAATAACAAAACAACAGTATCAGAGGTTGAGTCTACAATAGTAAACTTAATTAAAGAGACACCTGTTAGAGGTTATGAAATCTTTGCTAAAGATGTAACTATAACTAAAAATGGATACTACAGAGCTTGGATTGGTTTAAGATTACCAATGGGCGAATACAATAAAATGTATAACTTCACAATTGAAGAAGCTGTGGATTCATATAATGTTAAGAAAAAAGCAAACATCGCTTATGATAACTTAATGAAAACAGAAAATGAAAATAGTAATATACAGTAAAAATAACTGTCAATTCTGTACCAAGGCCAAAGAACTTGTAAAAAATCTTGGCCTTGAATACGAAGAACGTAAGATGGAAGACTTTGCGTCTTTAGATGTTATGTTAGAGGACATTGGTAAAAAAGTTAAATCAATGCCACAAGTTAAAATAGACGATGAACTAGTCGGTGGATACAATCAACTACTAGAGTTTTTTGTAGAAGAAGGCAAGATTAATTTTGAGGGCAAAGTTTTATAGTGGTTGATGAAAAGGATAATATTATACAGTTTCCCTCTAATAAGATCGTAAGAAATCTTGGTGGCACAACTGAACCTAGTCTAGACTTTGTAAAGAAACAAACTGAAGCTAATGATAAAATTAAACATGCTCAGACGAAAGCATTTGTTGAATCGTCTGTAGATAATATAGTTATGAATTTAATAAACAGTTTTTTAGACATTGCAATCAAAACAGATAAGATCACCTTTACAAAAGACTTAGCAATGGTGGTTGACTCATTAAGAGGTTTAATATACAGAGACTTTGGTATGAAACATACATCACACTCTCTTATAGATAAAATAGTACAAGTAAAACAAATGAAAAATGGCCACAGATCAGCAACAATTGATTACAGTAGAGTTATGGAAACACTTAAACCTACAAGACCATTTAATAAAGAAATTAAAGAAGAACTAGATGATCTAACAAATGGTGCCGGCACTTTCTTTGAAAGTGATGAGGACCTTGGTAACGATGATGACAAATAGTCTTTCTAACAAAATTACTCCGGTAATCGCCTCAGCAGGTTGTAAAATAGCATTTAATAACAATAAAAGGAGAGTTAAACAAAATGTTTAAATCAATTAAAAACGCTTTAAGAGGCAGAAAAGCCCTAAGCAAAACTCAAAAGGTATTAAATCTTTTGAACAAAGGTGAAGCTGTATCTTGGACAGTATTAAGAAACAAGTTTGACCTTATGTCGCCAAGAGCGATGGTTGATAAATTAAGATCACAAGGTAATATGATCTATATCAACAAGTCAACAAAAGGAACTTCATACAGAATCGGTTCACCAACTAAAGCTATCATAGCTGCTGGTATTACTAAACTGTACGGAACACCATTCGCTTACAAAAACTAGAACATTGTGTATGGTGGCGAGCAATCGCCACCTACCTAACTCAACCAGGAAACCAGATGTCAACAGTAAAACAATTACAAACTCAAATTAAGACATTACAAGAAACCAATAAATGGTTTAAGAAACAAATAGAACCACATGATTGTGGCTGGATGTGGACAACTATTGATGGTATCAAGTATAGAATTTCAGTATTAAGAAGTAGAATAAGAGCAAAGATTAAAGGTAAAGTAACACCTAAAGACAAGCATTGGAGTGAATATAATTAAATGATACTCGTAGATTTAAATCAAGTACTAATTTCAAACCTAATGGTGCAGACCAGAGGCAAAGCAGATGTTAAGCCTAATTTAGAAATGGTAAGACAAATGGTATTAAATTCATTACGTGGTTTTAATCTAAAGTTTAGAGAAGAATATGGTACAATGGTACTATGTTCAGACGCTGCCAATCCATGGAGAAGAACTATATTTCCTAACTACAAACATAGTAGAAGAAAAGGAAGAGTAGATTCTGATACTGATTGGGATAACATATTCAAAATTATGATGGAGATCAAACAAGAATTGATTGATAACTTTCCATACGTAGTTATGCATGTAGATAATACAGAGGCTGACGATATTATCGCTAGTCTTATAAAATTGAGAGAAGAAGACAAATACTTAATCGTATCAGGTGACAAAGACTTTATACAGTTACACCATTACGGAGACGTTTACCAATTTAGTCCAATTCTTAAAGGTTTTATTGGTGAGCAAGTAGACCCTATACAATTCTTACACGAACAAATTATCAAAGGCGATAGATCAGATGGTGTACCAAATGTATTAAGTGATGACGATATATTTTTAAGAGACGAGAGACAAAAACCTATCAATAAGAAAAGATTGGAAGAGTTTAGAAATATAGAGAAGAATGCCATGATAGATCCAGATATTAAGAAGAATTATATAAGAAACAAGACTTTGATTGATCTATCACAGATACCGAAAGACGTAGAAAAAACGATTATAAATACTTACAGAAATTATAAAGTAAAAGATAGGTCGCTCCTGTTGAATTACTTTATTGATAATAAATTGAAATCATTAATTGAAAGTACAAGTGATTTTTAACAACATATATATGGAGAATAAATTATGCCACAATTACCACCAGTAAACAAAGCAATGATGGCGGCTCAGAGAACATCAGGTTCAGGAGAACAAACTGTACATGAAATTTTTACGCTGATCAACAACGCTAAAAACAAAGAAGACAAATTAAGAATATTAAAAAAGAACGATACAGCTGCCATGAGACAATTACTCAAAGCTGCATTTGATCCGGCAATCACATTTGATATGCCATCTGGTAATCCACCGTTTATGAGAAACGAAGCACCTGAAGGGACTGAACATACTAGTCTATTCTATGCAAGTAAAAAACTATGGCACTTTGTTAAAGGTGCAGATCCGGTAACTAATTCTTTGCAAAAAGAGAAAATGTTTCTTGGACTATTAGAATCATTACACAACAAAGACGCAGATGTATTATTAGGCATTAAGAACAAAGACCTAAACAAAACATACAAAGGTTTAACTGAAAACCTAGTTAAAGAAGCATTTAATTGGTCAGATAAATTTACTAAAAACAACTAAAAACCTCACGTTTTAGAGGGTGCGACACAAAGTACCCTCTAAAAACCCTCATTTTACTCGCTTTTCTAAAAAACTTTTCGCTTGACTTCTATACCAAACTGTGGTATCCTAAATATATTAATAAGAACAAAAGGATATATTATGAAAAAGTTGTTAATTACGGTTGCGATAGTAAACATTGTATTATGGAATGCTCTATCATCACTTGCTAAGGCAGACGATTATAACACGGCAGTTATTGGTCACGTTATATCGGAGACGATTAAGGGTACATCTATAGACAATCAAGCTATATTAGAATCTGAACTACAGAAACTTGGTCACCTTTACGCTTTAGAAATGGTAAGTGTACTTCAAAAGTATTTACCATCAATTTTAGATTCTGTTATGACAGATTTAAGATTACAAGCAGACAAGAAGTATAAATGTGAACTATTAAAAGACACAAAAGCGGTTGATAAAGATTGTATATAATGATTAACTTAATAAGGAAATATGGCATTAAGAAAATCAACAAAACTACACAAAATAAAGAAAGTTAAATCTATCATTAAAGAAGATATATCTAAAGTTGACAAGAAATACAAAACAACTTACAAAGATATAAAAATGTATTTTACTATGATAAACGAACTAGTCTTTGATAACAAACTTTCCCCTTTTAACAAAGTTCTTATTAAACAGCTTAGACACAAAACAGAGAAAATATACGGCCAAGTATTAACCTACGATTGGGATAGAACTGGTGCTAGAGAGTACCAACTTCATATGATACCGTATTATAAAAACAAAAAAGATTTCGCTTGTACGTTAGCACACGAAATGGTTCATCTATATCAGATGGCCAACGAAGGAGACACCGGTAACCATAATCAATTATTTTATAGTTATCGTTCTAAATTAAACAAAATAGGATTGGACTTATAACATGAACGACAAAGTGAGAAGAAAAGTAAAAGAACTTGACCCTTACCTTAAAGGTAGAATTGGTGAAGCATTAATACAACTACAAGAACTAGGAAAACCTTCAAATTTATCAGGAACAAGTAGAGTATACTACACTGGTAATTGGGCAAAAGACGTATATGATAACTTCACTGATAAACAGGCACAAGTTATATTTGATAAAGTTACCAAACTTAAAACTGGTCTATCTTTATATCAAGTTAAACTTCCTAAATTTACAGATGAAGAAGGACAAGAGTGGTCTGGTTACGATTACACAGCGAGGAAGATTTGAAAACATTTAAAATAATATCTAGAACCTTAATGGTTGGATTTATTATTGTATTTTGTGCAGTTTCTTTTCATTTTTATAAAGCACAGGCAAGTAGTAATCTACCAAAGAAACCTGACTTTGAACATGTAAACAATCAACAGTTTATAGACAACGTTAACCAATGTTTAACTTATATCTATTTCTATAATCTTACAAAGAATAGAGTAGATAAAGATTTACTACTGGCACAGGCAGCTTTAGAGTCTGGTTGGGGAGATAGTAGATTTGCCAAAGAAGGTAAGAACCTATTTGGTATTAGAACATATGATTTAAGAGAACCTCATATGTTACCATCAAATAATCCTAAAAAATGGGGAGTTAAGGTATTTCAACATGAATGTGATGGTGTACTATGGTATATAAATACATTAAGTAATCACCACGCATATGAAAAGTATAGAGCTCAGTTAGCTTTAGGTGCAGATAGTTTAGACCTAGTTGACACACTAGACGCATATGCCAGTGATAAAGATTATTCATGGAAAGTTAAATCAATAATCAAAAAAATAAGAGAAAAATTTAGACACTAATATGTTCCTAATTATACTAACATTTTTGAGTGCAATATCTATATCTGTAATAGCCGCTGGTTATTCTATCATAGGTCTTGCAACACTATTTGCTGGTGCAGTAACACCTATTATTGCAATGGGTACGGCATTAGAAGTGGGTAAGTTAGTAGCAGCCTCATGGTTGTACAATAATTGGCAGAGTGATATACCTAAACTATTAAAGGCATATCTATTCATAGCAGTTATAGTATTAGTCTTTATTACATCTATGGGTATCTTTGGTTTCTTATCAAAGGCACACCTAGATCAAGTTAAACCTACATCTGGTAATAATATCAAACTAGAACAAATTACCAATCAGATTGAAAGACAACAAGTAGTTATAGATAGATCACAAAAGACTTTAACTCTATTAGATAAAGCATTAGAAGTCTATATTGACAAAGAGTATGTGACTAGAGGTTTAAAAGAAAGAGCGAAACAAGAAGAAGAAAGAACTGCCTTAAACAATGCGATTGAAAATGCAAGTGATAAGATACAAGAGTTGTCAGATAAAAAAGCAACACTATCACTAGCACAAGATAAGATAGAGGCAGAGGTTGGTCCTATCAAGTACGTTGCAGAGTTAATATATGGTGAAAATGCAAAAGATAATCTTGACAAGTCTGTTAGGATTGTTATACTGATACTAATATTCGTATTTGACCCATTAGCAGTATTGTTATTGATAGCTGCCAACATATCATTGAGACAGTGGAGACTGAAAAGACAATTGATTACTTCCGGTAAAAAGGTAGACTTACAGAGAAAATTAAACAGGCTACAGAAATCAAACAGAAATTTAAAAAAATATAAAGGATTGGTAAAAGACCTTGGTGATAATCCAGATGAGATTAAACTAAAGTTGAGCCAGATAGTGAATTTAGATGATAAGAATTAGTATTTTAATATTATTGCTCGTGACTTTGGGTGGGTGCATGAAGACAACCTGTGTATCAGACCTAGAATGTAAGAAGACGTTAGATTGGAATAACCCTACTTTTACAGCAGTACGAACAATAATATCACAAGGCACCAATTTAGGTAAATAGTGGCTTGACAAAAACAAATAAATGAGGTATAATTATATGATGAGACAATACATAGAACGAATCAGTGACACTCCAGAAAAACAAGAAAGACTTATAACCAACGCTGTGGAGGCAACCAAAGGTGCTACTACAGAGTGGTCTAAAGACTTCTGGTTTGGTATATTTACCAAATTGTGTACTAAATTCAATAGAAGTGACTTATATCAGAGGAATATACACTAATCGCTTGCCTTTTAGGCCAGATGTGATATATTATATAGATATGAAAATAAAAGTAGAACTAAACAAGAAAACAGTACAAGAAGTTTACAATCAAGTTGGTATGTTAAACGATATGGGATTTCCTAACTTTCAAAAAGGCGAACCTATTTACAATTTAATGAGAGAGATTAAAAAAAGTCTTAAAGAACAAAAGAAACAAGAAGACTTTGGTTGGAAAGACTTTTGGGAGTTTTGGCCACTATCAATCGTAGTACCAACAATGTTGCTTGCCATTTTGTTTGGTCCGTATATAATGAGATAGTATGAATATATTTTATCTAGATAAAGATCCTATTATAGCTGCTAAGATGTCATGTGATAAACATGTATGTAAGATGATTATTGAGTCTGCTCAAATGTTATCTACTGCTCATAGAATGCTAGACGGTGAAGAATATCTACAAAGAAATAAAAACGGCAATAGAAATATTAAAAGATGGTTGATGAGAGATAACTTATTTGAAACTACTCTATACAAAGCATGTCATACAGGACACCCTAGTACAGTGTGGGTTATGGCAAATATAATTCACTACGTATGGTTGTATAAACATATGATTGCTCTTGGTGATGAATTTAAATTAAGATATAATCATACGAAAGACCACATGACTATTCAGAAATTAAAAGATGTATTATCCCATACACCTAAAAATATACCTATAAATAAGATTGCTACAGACCCAACACCTGCTATGCCAGATGAATGTAAAATACCTGGTGATGTGATTGGTTCTTATAGACTGTATTATATAACTAAAAAAAGATTATTTGCTACATGGAAATCACCAGCAGTGATACCAGAGTGGTACGAGAAAGGAATTAAAGATGACGAAAAAAATGTTTGAAAAGGCATACGAAAGAGGTAATCCTCAGTTTTGGCTGAATAGAACGACACCAAGAATGAAGAAAGAAGAAATATTTGGTGAGAAACAAGATAAAGAACTTGCTGAATCATTTAAACAATCTAAAAAGAATAAAAAAGAGAGACTAGACAACGAGAAAAAGAAGAATAAGGCTAACGAAGATAACAGGAAAGACGATTGGATATGGACATAAATACAATTAGAGAATATACTAACGAAGAAAAGAAAATATTAATAGAAGGACTAATATTAAGTGAATTGTCCGACAACGAGTTAGAGGAGAACAATGACAAAAAAGAGAAAATTAAAAGCTAAAAAATCTATAGTTGCAGTTGCAACACCAGTTGTTAATGTAACAAAGACGATTACTAAAACAATTAAAAAAGGTGTTAAGAAATTAAAATTTTGGTAAGATGATAAAAGAAAAAGCAAAAATATACGAAAGAAACCCTAACACAGGTGTTATTCGTTGGAGATACGTAGGTGAGTCACCAGATAAATTTGGTTGGCCAAACTATGGTAGAATACTAAATGATAAAAAAAATAAAAAAAAGTGAATACTCTAATCTTTATGAATGCATAAAGAGTGATCAAGTACCAGCAAATGCAATCGCTGAATACTTTCAAGATAAAGACTTTTTTAAATACGTAAAAAAGAGAGAGAAAAATAATGATAAAAGAAGCACTGATTAAAAAATTAGAAGGTGATATTGCAGTAGCAAAAGCAGACATTAATTTATTCATGGAAAAACCTATTGGTGTTGCTGAACATATTGATTATGTTGCAACTGCTGAGAAGAAGTTAGAAATCTTAGCAACT